CATGCCATTTATGACCCCACTGTGTTGTTGCCGCTCGTGCCGTACTTATTCGCATAATATGCAGCAATCGAATTGCCTACGTTGTTTGCTGTCTGCCCAAGCGATGCCAAGCCCTGACCCGTGTATTGAGTTGGATTAGCAAACTGCGGCATAAGTGCTTGTGAGAGCGCCGCGTTTTGCGCCGCGTTGCCGGTAATGATGTTCGCCTGACCCGTAGTATTCTGCGTGGCTAGGTTGGCTAGGTTGGTTCCCGTAGTATTGAGTAGCGAAGCTTGGCCTTGGCCTGCCTGTCCGATCACGCCAGCTTCTTGTGCGCCCGTATTTTGATAGAGATTGCCAAGCGCGGAACCTAGACCAGCCTCCATCCCCGCCGCCTGACTACCGGCGCCGCTAGCCAGCCCCGCAAGCTGCGATCCTGCATTGGCCGCAGTCTGGGCCAGTTGTGAGCCCGTTGACGCCCGCTGTCCTGCTATCTGCTGACCTTGGCCCTGTTGGAGCCCTGCGAGATTTGATGCGGCACCCATGCGTTGCGTGTCGAGTTGACCCGCGAGATTGGTCTGACGTGCATTAAAGTTCTGCTCTTCGCCGAGCGCTCTATTGCGGTTGTACTTATCGAGGGCCGATGCGGCACTCGCATCAATCGCACCACTCTTGGCCGCGAGACTTCTACCAGAGGAGCCCGCACCCTCTGCAAGTCGCGACTGATAACCTTTATCGCTTGCTAGGTCAGTACCATATAGTCCTGCGAGCTTACTATCAGCCAAGGCCCCACGAATAACCGATGAGGCTGCCCCCGTGCCCTGGCGTGTGGCCATCTCTGCGCCCATGCCACCTTGGCGCAATGCTGACGTGGCCGCTTCCGATGCGCCAGTGACATCCTGTGCACCTTGGCGCGAGCCCCCAAGTATCGACTGTAGGGCTAACTGATTCTGGTCGATGAGCGAGCCTGCCGCCTTGTCTTGGCCTGCGCCCAATGCGGCAAGACCAGCCTGTTCGCCGGCGCTTAGTTCGCGACCTGCCGCCTGGTTATACCCGGTGATTTCTCCCGCGCCACGCATTCCCTGATCGGCTAGGATACCTTGAGCCTCTTTTGCTGCATCAGTCTGCAAACCTTGCTGGCGCCGCGTCTCGGCAATTTGTTGTCGTAGCGCCTCAAGTGATTGCTCGGTCTGCGCCTGATTGGCTTGATAGGTCTGTATGCCACCACCTACCTGACCACCAATTTGCGCTAAAAGTGCCCAAGGCATAGTTACACCCTCCTCATGTACATCATCTCTTGCAGTTCAAAGCCGAGATTGTCGGCTATTTTCTTAATACTTTCACCGCTAAACCCGTTAGTATTTCCAATAATTGCTATTGTCGCGCCCACGTCTTTGGCCCAAGCAGAAAAGTCTTGTACTAATTTCTCACCTAATGCCTGCCCGCGATACTGCGGTTCGACCCAGATGAATGCTTCACGCGCTATTTTTACTGAATGATTGAAGGGCAGTGGCCAAACAAAACCAAGCATACACCCTGTCGTAATTCCCGTAGTTTCGTCGATTGTCACGGCGCAGTAACCATCAGGATTGGATATATAATCATGAATAAACTTTATTAGATCCTCGGGGTCAGCAATCCACCAGCGCGTTAATTCTATATCTCGACATAGTTTCTCTATCATGCCGTGAATGTCGGCGATCCGTTGCCCTTCTGGTTTGCGGTCTATGTGCATCATTTGATAGCCTTCTTCTCTAGGGCTTCGATGCGCTTCGCGAGGTCTTTCAACGTCGCGGTGTGGTCAGCAATTATTACCTCATCAGCATCGGCACGGGCTTTCGCTTCGGCTATTATTAGATCGCCGCGCGCGCTTACTTGCTGTATCGCCTTGACCATCACAGGTATCAGCGCCGTTCGCGCTACTGCCTTGGTATCGCCATCGGGTGCCAGGCTTACAGCATCGGGGTATACCGTCTCTAAATTTTGCGCTGTAAAACCTATCGGATGCAGATGCCCATTGTTCCCTTGCTTCTTATAGCGATACTCTATGAGATCGATAGCATTGATTACATCAAGCCCTTTAACCTTTGAGGGCGCTATGTCTTGCTTTAGGCGCGCGTCCGATACGTCGGCGAGCTGGAATACGCCGGACACGGTTTCCAGGTAGCCCGTAGGATTTCCTCCGCCGTCACACGCGGCCAATAAATAGTCTGTACCCGATCCGTTGTTTGTGCCGCCCTGTACAGAGATACCGCAACGATTAGCATTGTCGCCGCTGTTAGAAAAATTTGCTATATATCCCACATGGTTACCACTAATGCTTATAACACCATCGGCGCTTGCCTGCGGTATAGTATTCGCTCCGCCCGTAGTTGATAGATTACCGCTTGCACTTGCCACATCGTTTCCCGCAGTCGTAACCATAACGCGAGAGCCGGTAAGACTAGCAATACTGACTGCACCAGCCGGCGTAATGGCCAATGCACTATTTGCTACAGTAAAATCACTTTCCGCCCTGCCTATTCCAATACAAAAAGTACTAGTGTTGTAAGCAAGCCCTAGCGACCAGGCTTGTGTGCCTTGTCTGATGAAGTTCACGTACTGAGCTGTGTTAGAAGCAGCTCTGGTGATATATATAGCCCCGCTGTAGTTGTGGTCGGGCGTACCGCCAGTGTCCGTAATTCCCCACCTACCCAAAAGGCTCAAGACACCGGTATTGCTCAATGTCATTTTCGCGGTTGGAGTTACCGTTGCACCAGCAGTAGTCGCGGCTGATTCTGTGAAGAATTCCATGCCGTTGTTGTCGCTAAATAATATCCCACGATAACCAACCCAGGCAGACGTTGATGGAGTTTTTAGGGCGTTGCCAGCAGAACCATCAGCAATTAAATTCTGCCCTACCATCGCCCAGTTAGAGTAGCTATTACCCGACAGATAGCAACCCAGGGCATTGCCGACGTTTAAAGCACCAGTATAGGTCCCTTTTAGGCGCATCTTCTCAGTTGGCGCGTCTGTCGATACGCCTACGGTTTCGTTGCCTGCGTAGAATGCCAGATCAGTTGTGCAGGAATAAACATTAGCACCAACCACTGCGATGCCTGCCCATTTGTTAGTTTCATTGGAGGTAGTATAATCAGAATTTTTAAACTTTATGCCGACGCCATAACCCGTATTATTACTATTATTGCTATTTTGCAGTACTTCAGTCCATTGAAGAGCGTTTGCTCCTGCTTGTGCTAGTACTCCTACACCATTGGCGTCGGTTAATAGTATCTTACTCGCTCCCCCCGTAGTACTCGCGCTCGCTGGATTTTGCACCACGAGACTCGATGCGTTGAGCGTGGCTAGTCCGCTTGCGGAGGCGGCCCCAATAGCTGCAGCAAAGTTGGCAGCTGATAAAGCTGTGACGGTATTATCCGCATTGATGCGCGGGAAGGTGATTGCTCCGGGATTGGTGAGCCCGAAGAAATTGCCTCCCACGGTCGAAGCACCTAGCGCGGTTAGTGTATTCGCGGCACTTAGAGCGGTAACCGTGTTATCGGCATTGAGGCGAGGCCACGTGATGGCCCCGGGATTGGCCAGTGCGAAGAGGTTACCGCCAACCGTTGTGGCCCCGAGGTCACCAAGCAATTGCGCAGCCGTTCGCGTTGAGACAGTATTATCGGCGGCAATCTTGGGATAGGCTACCGCCCCGGGGTTGGCGAGCTTGACGAGGTTCTGGCCTACTGTCGTAGCGTCAGAAAGATCGGCAATTGCTGGTTGTTGCCATGTCGGAGCTGTAGCAACCCCTCCCGAACCTAGCGAGCGGTAATATTTTGGCGTTGATGTGGTATTGCCAGCCGTCGCCGCTGGCGTCCCTGACGCTCCCCCAGAGATCGTGTCTCCGAGCAAAGTCATCGGGTTAGTCATGCCACCAACTACCGAGCACGATAATACACCGCCCGTGAGTGATAGACCGGTACTGACGGATATTTCCTCGATTGCCCCCGCCGTAGCTGTCGTACGACCAAGCAACCGCGAGGTCGCCATAGTAAGACTGCTACCCGTAACCGCTCCAGAAGCTGCCGCGCCAACATCGCTATAGCTGAGCCCGTGAGCCGCGAATCCAAACGCCGTGGCCGAAGTCGCCTTGAGGAAGTGTCCGGTCGTGAGCCCCGATACCGTGTGTAGCGCACCGTCGAGCTGATGAGCCGCGGCGGATACGCCTGACACCCACTCAATCGCACCCGTAGAGGCGTTGCTATGAACGTATTTGTCTTTGTCGCCAACCGCCGTAGCTTGATGGTCGGCTGCTGTGACCATATCGTGCACACGAGTATGGTCTGAGGCATTGCTGTGCGACGCTGTTACTGCGGCTGCAACCTCGGCATCGGTGTTCGTGGCCTCTGCCGGTAATCCTGTAGTGGCCGCGGCTTTAAATAATTTACCCGGCGTGATCGTAGAAGTATGATCGCTCGCGTCTGTAATCGCGTGCTGACGAGCATGGTCTGAGGCGTTGCTATGTAGCGCGCTCACCTGCGCATTAGTTAAGTGGTTATACTCGTTGGTTGTGCCACCCTGTAGGCCAATGAGAGCATTGTGTGTCTGCGTCGCGGCCTGCCCAACGAACCAGCGCCCGGGAGCGGGAGGAGTAATATCCTGGGGTACGATAGTGATTACGCCGTCGTCTGCGCCCGTGCCTGCGGTATCATAACGGTAGTAACGCTCTGCCGCCTCGACTAGTCGCATCTCCTTATCGGTTTGGTCGGCTCCATTGAGCGCGCGCAGAGCCGCGATATCTGCGACACCTGCACCAAGACGACCAGACAGGGCGTTGAAGGCGTTATCTACGTAGAGCGTGCTGGCAATAGCTGAAGCGCCAACGCCATGCACGCCGGTGGTGAGCCCCGCGTGTGTGGAAGTTGCTCCCGCCGCCTCGGCTCCTACGTCCGAGTAAGTTGCATCTGCACCAGAGGTTACAAGCCCCTTAGCATCATAGGTAATTTTTGTCTTTGTTGCGCCAATAATTGGTGCATTGGGCAACATGAAGATATCAGCACCATTGCCGTCTTGGATGTGCGGTTTACCAGCGCCATCGATCACAAATTGCGCCTTATTAACGCCATCTCGTTGCAACGCCACTCCCACGTTGGCAGTCGCGTCTCTTCCATTGATAACCACCACTGTTCCCGCCGCGTGCTCGCCCTCGAACTTGGCCGGGATAGCATCAGTTAGTCCAACATCGACATCGAGCTGGCGTGAAAATGTCTTGGCCCCAGTAATGGTCTCGGCGCCGGCGAGATGAGCGGCTAAGCTATCAGCAGCATACGCGGTGCTGTGTCGCGTGTTATCGTGCGATTGAGCCGGCGCGTTGCCAGAGGCATCGAAGCCATGCACCGATGATGAAAGGCCAGCATGCGCACTCACTGCACTGGAGGCAGCGCCTGCCGGGTCGGCGCCGACTTGCGCCGCAGTGGTCGAGTGCGGGTTGCTCGTGTTGCCCGTATGGCTGATGATCGCCGAGTTGAGTGCACTTGTGCCGTAGGCGAGCGCCAGCTTGCTCTCGGCTATGGCTGCACCGCTCTTTACGTCGGCATTTTCTACGAGCTTGGCCGCTAAATCCTCGACCCCCCCGGTTACATGGCGAAATCCCGTTCCGCTCGGGATGAATAGTGACGCCACCTCGCCACTAAGACGCTTAAACCATCCCCAGAAATATTGACGCCACTCGCGCCCCATAGGCTCGGTTTTGCCCTCTGCGATTGGTGTAGCGGGAGCTGGAAAGTCTATCTTGGTGGCCATGTTATCGGCCCTCGGCGCGCACGTATGCGCCAGCGATAGCCACCTTTACGGGATCGGTAATGGTTAGTCTGAAATGGCGCTGTGCAGCTGCGCCAAGGCGATTCCACGATAAGCGATGACCATATTCTCCGATCTTACCCATTCGCGACTGCACTACTGACGACCAAGTGTGACCGCCGTCATCACTCCAATCGAGCATTGCCGCAGGGTCCGAGCCTTGGCCGGTCAATGGTCCGGTCCCGGCCTCCATGTCGATGTAAAGCTCGTGGAATGCCAGCCTACCGCCTGAGCCATGAATAGGAGGCGCTACCGCCTGACGGGTGATGGTATCGCCATCATCCGTGTACTTATCGAGATCTAGCTCATAGATACGACCGTCGATGCAGTCACCAACAAGGTGCTTATCCCAGAGATTGGCGTAGCAGTTGGTTCGCCAACGGCTCATACCTTCTGATTTGCGTTCGTGCCAAAGTCCGGTCGTGAGGTCGTAGCAAAGCGTGAGGTCGGAGAAGCTGAGCACGTAGAAAACATGTTCCTCTTGTTTATAGGTAAAAGCCCATGCACTGCTCGGGTCCGATCTTTCGGCGATTAATTTATGTATGGCAGGCGTCGAAATCGCTTGTGCTTGATAGCCAGATGCGGCATAGACAGAGAGGTCGTCACCCAACCAAATCAACCGATGTTCCGCTTTTGCTATTGACCCTCCCGATGCACATCCCCGCTCAATAAAGCCCGCACCCGAGCGCTCAAAGGGGAAAGTGGAGGCTCCCGAGTTATACCAGAACTCGACAGATCTCTCTTTAAAGATAGCGAGTTCACGGTGGTCTGATTCACAACCTACTGCCAAGTCCGCAAGCACATCGGCGGTTGAGAAGTCGAGCCCGTCAATGGTAGTCATATCGTCTAGGCCGGTGATAAAGAACTTCTGCCCGCCTGCCTGGGTGAATATCCCGTAACCATCTTGATAGGTTGCACCGTTAAGATGCGATTGCGATAGTTCGACAACCCCGTCCGCATTGGCGGCGTAAGCTGGCCCATTCATAGCTATGGCCACATGGGTCTTATTCGCGGTTACGTTGACGTTGCCACTACCGCCAATAGCGCCCACGTCCTCCGCATCACCGTCATGCTCGACGGCGTAGAGTCTATCACCCGAGACAACAAACAGACGCGGACCTAGCGGGACCACGCCCCGTATAGGACCATTGCCAATAGTTGCCCATCGCTTAAGCCCTGGTGTGCCATGCAATACTACCGCAGACTTAGAACCCTGTGGGTTTTGCTCAAGATAGAGATTGACCAGTCGCTCGGCGTTAATATTCGGCGATCGAGCTTGGTAGCTCTGCGAGGCGAACTGTATAGGTGTCATCGGTGGCAATTACCACCTCAGTAGTATGTGGCTTTGATAGTAAATGCTGGCTTATGAATAGCGACCTGGATACGAAGCTCCTTTTCAGCATCTACCTGTCTCGGTTTAGTCGAGTCACCAAGACCGAAACATCCCCCAACATCCCCCGCTACATAATCACGAAAAGGCACTTGCGCCCATGGCGGTATTGCGCTCATTGAGAAGGGTGCTAATCCGCGACCGCGCAACTTGGCATGAGCGGCTATAATTGCCTCATCAACGAGCACAGCATCCTCTGCTGATGCGGCTTGCGATGCCGCCTTTTGCCCTAGATGCTCCAGTACCCGATCGCGGATCTCAACAGCGGTTAAGTCTGCCACGGGACACCCTTCTTACGCCTCGGCTGCTTTGAGCATGGCCTGTAAATCAGCCTTGGTCGCTGTGCGCTCGGGCTTCAGGCCCTTCGCCGAAGCCATACTCATCATCTCTGACCTTGTTGGGCCGTCGTCTTCATTGGTAGTCTCAACATCATTCTTGGCCCTGGCTCCCGGTTCTACCTCTTCAAAGCAATCCATGCCGCGCAATTTTAAAGCGAGAGAGGCGTCATTAACATTTGTGGGTTTTCCACTTGAAAATTCATATCCACGGATCTTGAATACTTCGATAGGATGGTGGATGAGCTTGGGAACTCCGCCCAGGATCACGGACCCATCTTCATTCAACGCATGCCTGCCAGCAGGTTGGAATACTTGCCTGCCAGCAGCATCTAGAATGGGCATCCCACCATCATCAAGAGCGGGAGTATCTCTGCCTGTTAGTTTGGGAGTCGGTACTGACTCTACATCTTTGGCGTTGCCATTGTAGATAAAGGTCCCCGGGCCTTTTTTGAGCATGGCGAGACGATCCCTGCGACGTGCATATCCCTCATCGCGATCTCTTATCGATGGCATGTAATAACTCCATGTGGTAGGGCAATAGCTGCGTAAAAGGAGTAATACGCAGCTATTGCCACACTGTTACTAATCACCTACTGCTGAAACGTAGCCAGTAACTAAACCGTGCTGATAACTATTATATGTGGCTTTGCGGCATTCGCGGATCTCTGCAACCGCTACACCGCGACGGTTCTGGTAATCCCAATCGTCAGTCTTAACACTCATATGCGCTGCCCATGCGAGCAAGAGAGCTTGAGCTCCGACCAAGAAAATCGGTTCAACCTCAGTAGTCGCGCTGTCTCCAACGTTCTCCAACAAGCATCCGCCATTGGCCGGAGTGTTATCCATCTCTGGAACTTCGAGACAAATGACGTTCCCGATCTTCATACGGTCTCCCGTGAAGATCAGATTCTTTTCGCCGCGTACATCAGCGTTTGAGAGCACTGTCTCAAAATTGGCCTGGAGATCTCGATAAGGCAAAGAGCCCATGAGAGCATAAAAACGTTCACCACCAACCGACTCCTTGCTGCCAGGCACAAGTACGGGGCGGATATGCGGTGAAGCAGACTGCGCTAACCGCTTCAATAGCCGGATAATGCTCTGATGCGCATCATCCGCAGTGCCATCGATCTTGGCTAGATCCGCCGAGTGGTCGCCCGAGTAATTGCTTTTCGCTGCGCCAAACAAAATACGCTCATTGCCAGTATCGGGGTTGTTCGCCGCGCACCAGGCATCTTTCTGCACTTCGGTTGCGGCCGCGTAAGTAGTCAAACCGTCAGTGCACGGTGAAAGCAAACGAGCGAGAAACAAGTTTCTAAGCTGCTCTTTATTCCATATTTTCAGCATGGTCCTGGCGGCGTTCAAGAGATCGATCTTAGTCTTAATCTTCTCAAAAGCACCGACCACAACACCATGCCGAAGTTGATGAACAGTAACCTTGCAACCCCTGTTACCCAGAGCCTCTTCGTTGCCTTCGAGCATATTATCGTCCACAACTCCAGTGCCGGTAAGGCGGTTTACCAAACCGAACGTGATCTGGTCTCCCGCCTCTTTAGTGAGGTCTTCCTTTATTTGGATCACCGAGCTCTCATCGGTGCCCATCAGAATACTTAGAGGACTCTCTCGGACATACTCAAATTCAGTGTCCGCCCACTCTTCCACATTAAGGTCGCTATCAACTTGTGTATCTGGCATAACAAACTCCTGATGGGCTAGGGGGCGTTCAAGATCTCTTTTATGGTCCTTGGACCCGCCCAGCCTGCTGGTTTGCCGATCCCGTTTCCACGAGCACCGGCCAGGGATTGCGGTATGGGTGATTTAGGTACTGCTTGATGCGAAGGAGCAGGCTGATACTTTGCGGCCATCTCGGCCTCGATCTTAGTACGAAGCGCTGCCTCAATCTTCGCGTTGTAGTCTTCGATAGTATTGACGTCCTTTAATTCATTGAACGTCTTTGCATATTGGTAAAGTTGCTCTGCCGGATCATCCGAGTTTAATACTTTTTGGACAACATCGGCAGTCGGCAGGAACACGTTGACAGTCGCATCATAATCACTATGACGCTGGCGCGCCAACGCTTTACTTAGCCGCTGAAACCTAGTTTCACTCTCCTGCACTCGCGACGTATAATCTGCCTGCGCTTCTAATACCCGTCGCTCGATATATGCCTTAATCGGAGCTGATCCATGCTGATACAAATCATCATCGGTCAAATCAACCGGTTTAGGCTTTTCTGGCTCCGGCCTAGATTGAGCCATTGCCGACTGCTGTCGCATCCTCTCGTAGGCTGCTTCGCGGCCCTTGTACTCGGCTAACTGCCTCTCGGTTTCATGCACCCTCTGCTCAATCTCATGATTGAGCTTGCGAGCCTTGCGCTTGTCGCCTCTCGCGGCAGCAAGTGCTCGTTTTAGGCCACCAAGATCGTCGGGTACCGCTTCATCTTCACCTTCTGGTGCCTCTGCGGCTTGTGCTGTAACAACCTTGTCAGGCTTTGCCTCTATTGATGGCGCTTGCACTGGCTTTGCTTCTAACGGCTTCTCGCCATCAGTAGGTGCCTGTGCCTGTGGTTGATCCTGCGCGCCGGTGATACCACTGGCCGCAGTCTCAGTATTTACGGGCTCTTTTGATAAGATCTGCTCAATTGTCCGCATGCAAACCTCTCGGCATCGCGCCGTTTCACCACACACCATATCACATGGCTTGTAGTGTATTGTATTGTATGGTACCAATATTTTCCTAGGCTTGCAAGCCCTTAAAAACGGAGACTCAAATGCGTCGATTTTTGATTGTTGCTGCTATCCTTACTGCTGGAGCTACGGCACTGGCGGGTAAAACCCAAGTAAACCCATCGCAGTACGTCAAGGCTGGAGGGTACTACGGCCGTAGTGACGGGATCTATCAAGAGACGAACAGCAAGGGATTGGTCGCTATTAATAACGGCACCAGTGGTGCGGTAATCGGTCCTTCCTATCGCGAGACCTTTGCGTATGGAGCTAACAAGGGCATGAGCCAGCTTGCCTGGGGCACCGGACTCACCTCGGCAGGTGCCACCACTACGGTTCCGGTCATTATGACTTTCGCATCCGGCGTGCGCCTAATGTGGGCGGCGGTTGTTACCGAAACACTTTTCCCCATCACTTCGACCACCGGCCTAAACATCGTCGGTGATCTGGCCACGTCCGACGGTCTTGAGGTTTTTGGTGGCGTGCTAGGTGGTAGCGGCAGACCCTTTGTGGTCGGTACTGATCCGGCCTTTTACTTCTGCTCTACGGTCGCGCAGAACGATGTGAGCGGACAAACCATATTGCGCGTTGGCTTCCGCTTAGTCGAGGCGATGAACGCCGTTTTTGCCAACTACACCACTTATGCAACTATTGGCCCAGATGCGGGCACAATCAATATATCTACGGAACTAGCAGGTGCCGGTATCGTTACCACTGATACCACCCAGACCGCTGCCGATGCATCTTCGCATAAATATTGTGTCAAGGTTAGTAGCGCCGGGGTGGTTACCTATACCATCGACGGTGCAGCGCCCACGGTTACGGCCGCCGTAACTCTTACTTCTGGTATCTCGGTGATCCCGTTCGTGCATTTCGTGGAGTCGTCCGACTACGCGACAGACACAATCAATCTGACCCTTTGGGAAGTTGGTTACACGGAATAAGCAGCAGACCGCTAGCGGCAGGAGATCTTCATGACGCAGCTCGATCCATCTCGATATAAGCAGATTTCGCTTGGTCGTCCCTACTACGGCAAGTCATACGGCCTCTATTGGGATGGTACCAATAGCCAGCTAGCGTTAGTAATGAATGATGTTATCGTTGCCAGGGTCGATGCGACAGGGATCG